GACAAGCTACGACATCGCCACTATTGTATTTCGGATACATAGATGAGCCTTCAACCTCAATCATGAAATCAACTTTTTTATGTTGAAACTTTGGGATGACGTAGTAGTCCTTGACATCGCGATCATCTATTGCGAAATTAGAATTACCAAAACCACCTATAGCTGTTGTTTTAACAAGCGGAATTTTATCCCCAAATCTTTCAAGGGAGTAAGGTTTTGCAAGTAATATATGACTAGTTGTTTCATTGTAAACTTGTTTACATGGAGTCTCTCCTATATCATTAGTTAACCAATCTTCTGAGATTCTGTCATCTAAGGCTGCTAAATTCTTGAGAAATCCAGAGGGTACTGCCGTTTTTCCGTTAACGACTTGAGAGAACGAGGATTTATTGGTATAACCAAGCAGCCGGCCTACTTCCTCTTGATTACTGGCAATTTTGTAACCTATCAATAACTGTATAGCTACTTTAATTCTGTCGTGAATATCCATAATCTAAAAAAGTTTAGATTTTATTTTTTAATTGTAAACTAGTTTATATATTTGTGTTTATAAAAACACACTTTAAGCAATGAGCAAACCTAAGCAAAAAAAGACGAACTACAATGACGACATTATAAAAGCTTTAATGGCTAAATATGGGTTTAAAAGAAATTACATATTAATGTCAATTCGTGGCGAACGAAATGGTTTGATCCCTATTCGCATACAGGAGGAGTATAAAGCTCTAGATAGAGCAGCTAAAGCGGCCGTTAATAAAAACATAACCAATGTTTGAGTATAAGCACAATAACCTGTGCGTTGTGAGCTCATGGTTATGGGAGTCTAACATCATGTCCGAAAGCAATTACAAGTGGTTGTGTTCCAGTGGCTCAATGAAAAAGCTTTCTATTGGAGGCAACGGGCGTAAAACATTAGTGGCTTATGAAAGCATTCCCGAACGTTTTAAACGCAAAATAAGAGAAGTCATCAAAGGGGATCCTTACGAGAAGGTAAAACATATCATTTTTGCCGATTTCATAAAACCTGATCTACAAGCTGAGGAGTTTTACAAGTCTTACTTACTGGCAGATGGAACGCACCTTCCGGAAACTAAACAAAAGGAATATACCCATCAAGCAATAATCTTCAATACAATCAATCACATCTCAAGCAATGTTGTAACACAACGCAAGTTTGGTGGCCGTGGGCACATGTGGGAAAAAATGCAAGAAGCTATTTCCAATCTTCCTGATACCTGGTTGCACACAAGGTATAAAAACACTAGGTCCTTAAAACGCGCTTTTCAGCAATATCAAGAGAATGGATATGCATCCATTGTAAGCGGCAAGTTTCTCAATAACAACAGTTCCAAGATTAATGGAGATTTGGCTGACTTCCTATTGGCGCAGTATTGTCTCCCTATTAAGTACACCGTTCCGGAACTAATGGACGTGTTCTATTCGGTACAGAATGCCAATGGGTGGCCATCCATAACTGAGCGTTCAGTAAATGCCTGGTTAAATAAGCCTGAGCAAAAACGCATTTGGTTTCTGGCGCGTCACGGCCGTGAAGAGTACATGAAACTGTTTGGCCACACGCTTACGCGTGATAAACAAGAATGGTTTCCTAATGCCTATTGGGCTATTGATGGCACCAAGCTCGATTTGGTCCATTATGCAAACAACAGCCAAAAAATGGCTGCGGAACTCAAGGTAAACCTGCTCTTTGATGTCTATTCAGAAAAAATAATAGGCTGGGATTTGGCACTTTCGGAAAATCATGCTTCGCACTTCCGAACGGTTAAAATGGCTGTTAATAATTCAGGATGTCGACCATATCTATTTACCTATGATAAACAATCAGGGCATACATCATCGCGTATGCAGGACCTGTACAACAGGTTAGTGGCAAAAGGCAAGAAAGATGAAAACATTAAAGGCGGTGCGCATTATACCCATGCTACCAAACGCAAAAGCTCACCGGCCGAACAAATCATATCACGCTTCCAGTCACAAGTAATATCCAAAATGTGGTTTTCAGATAAGCAATCAATCAAGGTTAGAAAGCTAGATAACAAACCCAACACAGACTTTATTGTTGAATACAAAGAAGGGCTACCAACACGAGAGGAGTTATTTGGTGTTGTGGCAGCTTTAGTTAACCGTTGGAACTTAAAAAAGCAAAAAGGCTGGACCACCAGCAGGAACGAACGCTATTTGGAACAAGCTCCTCAACGTGAAGATATAGACGTGTTCGATATGGTGTCTATGTTTTGGATTGATGAAACAAAGCCTAAAAAGCATTATGGATCTGGAATCCCTCTCACGGTGGAAGGACAAGACTATGAATATGAAGTTTACGATGCCGATGGGAATGTTGATTTGGACTTCCGCAGAAAATTTGTGGGTGAAAAACTAATCGTTCGGTATGACCCTGAGTACCTCAATGAAATGGTCAGCCTATATGAGATTACCACCACAGGAGAAAAACGCTTTGTGGCTTATGCAACGCCTAAGCGTAAACATGAAGTTGTACCAGCTTTAATGAAGGAAGGAGCTAAGGAGATAATGCAAAAAGACATGGAGGTTCGTGAAATGGAATATCAGAGAGATCTAGAAGCATACGAACGCTTGATAGCTAAAACTGGTATCACTAGAGAAAAGCTTATCGAAGAGCAAGAGCTAATGATAAAAATGCAGGGCAATATGCCTAAGCAAGAACAAATGCAAACCGATGCCGACAGCTTTTACTCAAGATTTTAAAAACTATTTAAAAACCATATAAACTTATCCAAATGACACATCAAGAGAAAATAGTAACAGTAGAAGCCATTGAGCGCGCAATTGCTCAAAAAGGCTCTCAAAACGCCTTAGCGGCTTCATTAAAAGGGGTAAGCTCTGCAACCTTGAGCCAAATGCGCAATCACAATTGGACCAACATTGCTGTCGAAATGTGGCGTAAAGTTGGCTCGCAATTAGGCACAACCAATACCGGTTGGAATTTTGCCAACACAAGAAACTCTCAAGACCTCATACAGTTCTTTACCGATAGCCAGAAAGACCAATTGGTGTTAGCTATTACAGGTAAAGCGGGAAGCGGCAAGACGGTAACAGCGAAGAAGTATTCAGAAGAAAATAAAAATGTATTTCTCCTTAGCTGCAATGAATATTGGGACAAGCGTTGGTTCTTGCGGGAGCTTCTCGCACAAATGGGAAAAGATCACTCAGGAATGACATTACCGGAAATGATGCACAAAGCCGTACAGTTGCTAAAGTCTCTTGAAGACCCATTGATTATACTCGACGAGGCCGATAAGTTGGCCGATAACGTATTGCTTTTTTTCATCACACTTTACAATGAGCTAGAAGAGCATTGCGGTATCATTCTCATGGCCACGCATTATTTAGAAAAACGAGTTAAACGCGGCGTTGCCGTTGAGAAAAAAGGCTATCGCGAGATATACAGTCGTGTTGGTCTAAGGTTTATTGAGTTGTACCCCACAACCTTTTCCGATGTAGAGAAAGTGTGTAAGGCAAACGGTATTGAAGATCAGGGAAGCATTAGGGCTATTTCAAAAGACTGCGATGGTGATGTGAGACGCGTACGTCGCTTAATATTTTCAGCAAAACGGAACAAAGACAACAACAATGGAGAAGCAGTTTAGATACCACCCTGTTCTTGAAGACTTGCAGGTTAATGAAGATGGATCGGTTGTAATCTATCAAGGGCGTGAATTGGTTATACGTGAATATAAATTAAAGCATCACCAGCAATCGCATAAATCAGTAAAGGTTGGGTATCGCCAAATAACAATTAAAAGACTGGTTTGCGAATGTTGGCATGGGTTGCCACCAAACCGTTCTTGTGCCGCTAGAAAAGTGGATCAAGATGGTGGAACGCATTTCGGTAATCTCTATTGGGGAAAGGCGGGATTAACAAAGGAATTGGCCAAGACACACAAAAGTTATGATGTTATTAAAAAAACAAAAACAAAGGTAAGCCTGGAACTGTATAAAGAACTCCTGAAGCGTAAGCAAAGTAGAGAATTATATCAAGCATTAAAAGAACACAACATAGGTAAAAGTGCTTGGGAAACCGCAAAAAGAAATTATGGCAAGAGCGTATAGTGTCGACAATATTTTAACTAAAAAGTTTAACCCTTTAAACTTTACTGGAGATTGGCAAGAATCTTTGGGAACACCAGACAAATCCTTTTCAGCAATTGTTTGGGGGCAATCTGGTAACGGTAAAACCGAGTTTGCCATCCAGTTTGCTAAGTACTTGACAAACTTTGGCACGGTGGCCTATAACTCTCTAGAACAAGGATTAAGCGCAACAATTAAAGACGCTATTGAGCGCAATCACATGAAAAGCTGTAAACGCTCATTTATGCTTCTTGACCGCGAGCCTTTTGATGACATGATAAAGCGCATGAAACGCCATAAAAGCCCTCAGTTTCTGTTTGTAGATTCGGTTCAGTACACAAGAATCAATAAAACGCAATACTATGAGCTTAAAGAGCTTATGCAATCCAAAAATAAAGGCATTGTGTGGGTTTCTCAAGCAAAAGGAAAGGAGCCTAAGGGCGCACTTGCAGATGATATACGCTTTGATGTGGACCTAAAGCTTTGGGTCGATGGATTCAAGATGTTTCCGGAAGGGCGTATGAATGGCGGTGGAGACCCTTACACCATTTGGCACGAAGGTACCGCGAGACGATGGTCTGAAATCAAGTAAATCCAAACAAACCAATATAATGACAACAGAATCCAGAATCCAAAAAATCTTAAACATGACCCCTGAGCAATACGAGCTAAGCGTATTGAGTAATTACATGTCTTGGAGCTTATCACACAACCAAAGGAATGATGATATAACCCAGCGCATGATGGTCTCACAACCACTGTTTAGCTGGTGGATGGAGCAATATAGAAAACTGGAAAACAATTTTCTCAAGCTCATAGGGCCGTACACCGAGACTATAAGTAAGGATGAAGCAGCAAGAATGTACAAGCTCGAGATCCTTAAAATATTCAATCTATACAGTAAACCTCTTATTTACTGTGCTAAGTATAAACATCAAAATATAACCGCAACACTTAATTAATTATGGAAGCAATCGATATTACCAAAATGTCTGCCGAGGATAAGGCAGCATTAATGGCTCAACTTGAAAACGACGTAAAAGCAGAAAAAGAAAAAACAAAGCAAAACCGTAAGGCATACAAGCAGCTTACCCATGAATTTGTGGACAGAAATATAGAAGGTCTTTTAAACCACAACGACATCACGGCTATATTAATTGAAAAACTATTCAAGGATTATGAGCCTATAAAGCAACTGAAACAACAAGTGTATGGTAACGACCAGCAGGATAGCCATACTTCAACGCTTCCTGATGGTTCTGCTAGTATAACGATTGGCTACAATGTGAGTATAAAGTTTGACGGTACAGAGGCTTCTGGCGTTCAAAAAATTAGAAACTTCATAAAGAATCTATCCGACAACTCGAACGACGCTAAAACGCGAAAGCTTTCTAAAATGGTCGACACTTTTTTAAAGTTGAACCCAAAGACAGGCATGCTTAATCCTAGCAAAATAATCGAGCTCAACAACCTGAGGGAAGAGTTTAACGACTCAGAGTTTGACGATGGTATGGATATAATATTCAACGCGCAAATTCGCACGCAAAACAGCATGTATGTAAGCGGCTGGAAGTATGTTGAAATTGAAGGGCTGCCTAAAAAATTAACCTTTAGATTTTCTGTTTAATGGCAGTAGATATAACGCAATTTTCAGACGATAAAATCTACGTAAACAACAAGCTTGTTTATTTGGACTCTTCTGGAAATTGGATAACAAAAATAGAGCTCACTCAGGTTGAAACGGAAGCTTTACAACAGTATTTAACAAGCTAAAGTGAAGGATTGGTGATAGACAAAAAACCCTTGTCGGGGTTATCGGGCGAACATGCAACTAAAGTACTGGCCTTCACGCCTCAAAGGTAAGATAAACAGGCTTTAACATTGTAAAGAGTGCACCAACTAAGCCATTGACGCTCAAATGCGCGCAAAGACTGACAACCTGGAAAGACAGGTATTTTTAAAAACATTAAAAAGCACTAAGCCCGGGTTAATAGCACACCCAAATCTACCACCTCAGAAGGGCTTGGTGCTTCCTAAAAACCTACACCATGGAAACAGTAATAGTATTAATAATTGCAAATCTTATAGCCTTAGGGCTGCTTATTAAAGTGAATCATGAAAAATCTAATACAAAATGATATTGCCCGATGCAATAATCATCGGTGCCAAAAACGCGCCAACTGTAAAAGATATTTACAGTTAGGAATAGACTTTAAAGATGCGAATGAGCACGTGGGTGCCATATTAGCAGGTCAAAAAGTATTTTCAACAGTGCCTGTAACAAGATTTGATGATAACAATTGCCAAAATCAAATAGTATGACAAATTCAATACCATCACAGCGCAAGCAGTTGTATAAGCTTTTTGGGTACGACAAGGAAACCGAAGCTATGCATGTGTTAAATGTAACTGAAGGCAAACATAAAACAGCTAAAGAGTTGAGTGTTACAGAGGCAAACGCCCTAATTAAAAAACTGACAACTAATTGGGCCGTCTTCGACGTTAAAAACCAAAAGCACAAATATATCCTCAGCCTCTTAATTCAAATAGGATGGTCTAAACCACATGAAAAATATGGAGAGATTGCAGATATGCAAAGATTGTCAAACTTCTTAAAAAGCAAGAAAAGCCCAATATCTAAACCTCTTCAAGACATGTATCCAGAAGAGCTAAGCAAGTTGATTTTTGTATTGGAAAAGATTGTAGAAACTAAGTATAAATAATGACCACAACCACCATCATCTTACTAGTAGCCGGTATATTTTCCTTAGTTGGTTTAGGCCTTTATATAGCATCAAGAGTCTTTGACGACTCCGACCCCGATTTATATGCTTTAGACAGCTACGGCGAAGAGCACAGACCATACATCGTAAACGGCAACTGTACACACCCACCATTAGCGCGCTTTATGCACGTGGTGGATTCAAATGTTAACTGCGAAACCACCGTTATCAAGTGCGCGCTTTGCTCTGAAACTCTAACAGAACCTAAAAGCGATTGCAAATGACGGACATTGTTTTAACATACAACTACAGGCAACTAGAAGCTCTTAATTGTAGTTGGGAGTTGCTCGATAGTTTGAACGCATTAACACCGCAAGACAAGGCTATGCTTAGCTGCGTTCGAGACCTTAAAATAAAGTTCCAGAACAAGCAGAATACTTTGCAGTATAAGTTTCAACCTGGTTCAACATACAAGATCACTTTGAAAACACATGAGGCTTATTTATTAGAGCTCTATTGGCGTGTTGCTTTTAAAGCTATGCCATTGGGATATGAGCGGGTAATTGTAAACACTTTTGCCGATAAACTAAATAGAAAATTAGCATAACATGAAAAAACAACACTTTATCCACGTAGCATCAGTATACAGTGCTAAAAATATATTGTACAAAAACATAATAAACGCACTAAAACCCCTAGACGGTACTTTATGTGAAAGCAAGCAGGTAGCTATTAAGACAATAGACAGGATGTTTAACCATCAGCTTACCACTTATATCAAGTCGGGAGGGAAAGCAATGCCCCCTAATTACTCAAGATACGAATTTGATTCGGGTATAGGCATAGGTATTGAAAACGTAATTATAATTCACATTTTTAAGGTAAACCGCTTGCTTGAAGAGGCAGATGTTACGACTGAGGAACTTTTTATCAATAATCTTTAATCCTCAATGAGCCAACTCACTACATACCGCGCCAAAGGCCACGCAATAGGGCTTGTGTTCCTTTTTAAATACGATTTAAACGGCCATTTAAGAGGGTTTAAAATAGAGGAAGGCGAGTTGAACCAGGAACAAAAACGCTGGATGTTTTCCGGGTCCAATTTTCCTGTTAGCGAGACCATGATGCAACAGGTATGGATGAAAGACCCTAGGTACAAAAAATTGTTTGACGTGCAAGTGAATAAAGCCGATGTAAGCTTTGAGTCCTTCTGGAGCATTTGGGGTCTTAAAATTAAAAAAGAAAAGTCAGAAGCTGCGTGGAACAAGCTCACTGAGGCCGAAAAAATACAATGTTTCCTTAGTCATGCCAAATATGAAGCCCACTTAAAAAAGACAGGGCAAGCAAAAGCCCATTTAGTAACCTGGATTAACCAAAAACGCTGGACAGATGAATACTGATATGCAAAAAAATGGTTGATCAAATAGAGGTTGGAATCTTACCTTATAAAGTTACTAATTTTTGAAAGCAATTCACAACTG